AAGCGCCAAAGGAAACGGGACAGCGGCTATTTCCTGCACTGTTGCAATGCGTGCGGAATAATCCTGGACTGACAACGGGTGAGCTTAACGTTAAACTAGGACGGACTAAATATCTAGAATCGTCCCTGTACAAGTGCATTGAAAAAAACTTAGATAGTTTTGTTCGTGTGCCAAAGAAAGACATCGGCGGCACACGGTATCTGATTTACGCAAGAGAGGAAATGGTGATTGAATGACCAGAGATGAGATTGAAGCGACGGATTGGGCAAGAACACTGTACGTGAACGAAACGGCAGATTCGTATTTCAATATTATCGAGCGTCTCGTGCATGGTGCGCCAGTGTTCATAGCGTGGATGGGCGACTCAGCCGAAATCACGCTAGGTAGCTACACCATACACAGCACAGCCACGATGGTAGAGGCGATAGAATGGTGTCAACAGTTCGAGTTGCCAGTGCAGGCGCAAGCGTCGAACGACATTGTACCGAAGTTGCTGGAGTGGTTAGATGCTGAGTGTAACGATAGAACACTTTCCACGACAGAAAGAGCAGCGTATTTTAATGTTCAGGTAACGATTAATAGGTTGATGAGAGAGGCAAAATGATTGCACCAAAAGCAGAAGACGTACAGCGTAAGGCGATGATTCAGAAAATCGATTCGTGGGTTGGGTTCTACGCAGACTGGCAGATAGAGCTAGCTGTGCGCTACAAGCGGATGATTGACAGCTTTCAACCGGAGCAAGTGAAATCGGTAGACGGTAACAGTGTGATCAGCTACGGCTTATCCTCATTCGGCTACGATATGCGAGTAGCTAACGAGTTTAAGATTTTCTCCGCATCCACTGGACAGCTAACAGTCATCGACCCGAAAGCTATTGACGAAAGGGCAATGGTAGACTATACAGGTGATTTCTGTATCATTCCACCTAACAGCTTTGCGCTAGCTCGAAGTGTTGAGTATTTCAGGATGCCTGCAAATGTTGTCGGTCTTTGCTTAGGGAAAAGCACCTATGCGAGAGCGGGCATTGTGACAAACTTTACACCCTTTGAACCCTTGTGGGAAGGTCATGTAACTATCGAAATCAGCAACACTACGCCATTGCCAGCAAAGATTTACGCCAACGAGGGGATCGCACAATGTTTGTTTGCAGGTGGTGAATTTCCGCTAGTCACCTATGCGGATAGAAAAGGAAAGTACCAGGCGCAGACTGGTATCACGCTGGCTAAAGTGTAGCCGTCACCTAACCACACATCAGCGGTTGGCGAAAGTCAGCCGCTTTTTGTTTTCTACGATTGCGTAATTCTTAAGCGCAATTTAAGAAAGAGTCGTTTTTGTGCTATAATGCCATCGGCAGGCAATATAGCACAGACGACGACGTAGACGCCAGCCGCAATCGGTTGGCGTTTTTTATGGTGTGGATTAGCGATGATGACAATAGATGGATGCTCAAAATGTCTTTATGTTTGCTCCGAATGCGGAGTACTTGCCAAGATTAGAAAATGCAGACAAAGAGATTGAGGCGATATCGAAGCATCACAACCTAGAGGTGTTTAGAGATTTAGAGCGATTCGATTTGGTCAGTATCGGCGCAGAGCGTGAGCGGCAAGATATTTATCATTTTGGCGGTCATCTTGGTGAAGAAGGTTTTGCGCTAAATGGTGGGTATGTATCGATTGCGACTTTAACTATTGCAATCAAGGCAGCGGAGCCGAGGCTAACAATATTTAACACCTGTTCATCGGCGGCACTAGCGCAGCGCATCGCAGCCGCAACAACAAGTGATTGCATCTTTACTAAAACAGATGTTTTTGACGACAGGTCAGCAGAATTCAGCGTTGCGTTTTACGCTGTATTGAGGCGAGAGAATGTTACATCCTATCTGCAAGCGTGCAGAATAGTTGATCCGAATGACGATATTTTTCAATACGTTTCAGCCAGAAACGCCAGAACAGACGAAGTGAATGAAAAGCCAACCGCACCAGATAGACTATCAGACCACATATGGCAGGAACTCAAAGAGGTTAAAGACCGCATCAAGGCGATTGAAACTTTTCTGAGTGGTACTGTGCTCGGTGAACCTGGGCTTACTGCTCAGGTCAGAGGTGTGAAGGATGATATAAGGCGTATTGAGCGGGAAATAGAGTTAGTTGATGTGCTCGATAGTCGGCTTGACAAATTAGATACCAGGCTAGACACTTTAGAAGGAATGTTAAATTATAGTACACGCACACAGGCATCTGTTTACATGTTTTGGGCGGTTTTAATTTTGTTGGTGATGGCAGTAGCAGTGGCGTTTTTGGTGACATACGGAGCCAAAGGTTAGTTGACATCGATGTCGGCATTGCAATGGATGGATATTATCTATCCGGCAAATTCTAGTCTTTTTGCTGGCTATGTATTGATGAAAATTCTTTACATGCTAATAGTTCGACGTGGGCTGGCGTTAGTTTCACGTCGAATGTTAATGATTATTCAGTTTGTAATTATTTCAGACGTATCAATTGGCATTGCTGAAATTGGCGTACATTACATATTAAATAAGTTGACGGGTAACGATGCAAAGTTAAACATAGATGAGTATCGATATTATGTTGTGATTGTTCGTGGTGCAATGGCTGCGTGTTTAGTGCTGAGTATTGTTTCGCAATTGATGGCAATACTAGAGTTTATCACTGCGGGGCAATGGTCACGGATAAAGTTCTGGCGGTTACATGGACGAGATGCTAATTGGTAGCGTATTCTGTCTGTTTGGTTCGTTAGTGATGGCGTTGTTTATATGGGCAGTTCTGGAGGCGGCAAGCTATGGGCGAGATAGAGAAATTGATTGATAAATATGTGCCAGTAGTGGCGCAAAAATACGGTGTCGTGTGGGGTATTGTTGTGGCTATCATCATCATTGCAGTGTATATGCTGTATAGTGCGGGGTGGTCATGATTAGCGATTTTGTTCGTGAGACATACGAGAAGAAATTACGTGAGCATATCGCATACGTAGTCGAAGCGGGGCGGCGCATTGGAGTTAGTGAAAGACAATTAGCCATACATGACCGGAGCAAATGGTCAACGGAGGAATTTGAAGCATACGCTAAATATTTTTGTAGCGGCGCAAATGAGTCACCTCTTGATTCTAGCAATGTTTCTGATGAGTTCGCTTTAGCGTGGTTGCATCACATTCACCACAATCCGCACCACTGGCAACATTGGATTTTCTCGGATGGATATACGCCGAAAGGTAGTTCGATAGAAAATGGTGTGATTGAGATGCCAAAACATTACGCACTTGAAATGGTGGCCGATTGGATGGGCGCAAGCAAGGCGTATACGGACAGTTGGGACATGACAGATTGGTTTTGTAAAAACGCTGGAAGAATTCGACTGCACAGCAAGACAGCTACTTACATCGTTGAGATTTTGACGGGCAGCGATATGTCAGATGTGATTCATCCTGATGTTGTACACGTAGGAGCGTTTGCAAAAAACACATGAATCTAGACACACGACGATATCTGCGGCAGTTGGAGAAGGCAGACAATCCGCTATTTGATGATTGGAACATCACACCAACGTCAGCAATCGACAGGTGGCGGTGTGTGCATGTGCATCGGTTGCTAGTGGGTGAAAATCAAGGCAACCACAATGTGTATATCGATGCGATTGACGAAACTGGGCAGCGCATCGCGCATCCTAACGTTACCGTGTCGTTTGGCTGGGAAGGTAGCACGACGCAGACAACCGTGTTTGAAAAACCAGAGTGGGAACCTGGTGCAAACTTCATGTTGACAGCTACTGAGAATGCGTGGTGTGCGATCAGTGGTAATAGCGATATTGTAAATGAGTTACTTGGTGAAGCTGGACACACGTCTTATTACATCGTGTTCCAGCGGCAAAGCGCAGGTGAGGTTACAGCACCACATCAGCCAGAAATGGTAACTGTGCCAGTGAGGTTGATTAATGACATCAAAGCGAAGGTGCAGGATTTGCAGGAAGCAGTGCAGAGATTGCGATAAATAAATCATGCGTCAGTGTGGCAATATGACATACCTAACGTGAGGCTGCATAGGGGACGCCCGAAAGTCACGAGATTGCAAGAGATCAACTAGGCAGAGCCAGGGCAGGACTGGCACGCATGAAAAGAAATTGAGCGTCTACACCGACACACTTATTACTCCGCCAAGAGTTTTTTTATGGGTAAATGCAGACGCAACGGTAATTGTAATACATTTGTCGCACTAGGCAAATTGCAGTAAATTACAGTTACCTAGCGCCTGCACATAGGGTGCAAATGGAACCAAATACAGAGCAGGCAGACGCATTGACGAAGTGCGTTGAAGTTGCGCCTAGTTACAGCAAAATCACGCACGTGACTAGGCGAGTGAATGAAATCCTCGATTTATCCTACACAGACGCCAAGTGGCGTGGCATCCTCAAAGACAACCCCACACAGCTAGAACAAATCAAAAAAGCACTAGGCACGGCGAAAGACGAGACACCTGATACCATCCACATCAGCGGAAACATTGTCGGCGCAGTGATTAACGATGTGCATGTGCCATATCACGACAAAACAGCCATTGCACTTGCATGCAAAGTGTTGGCGTGGTGGAAGCCTGAAATCATAATCTACAATGGCGATCTACTCGATTTCTATGATTTGTCACGCTACGACAAAAACCCAGGCAGGCAATACAGGTTACAGGATGAAATCGACATGTTTCACACAGACGTGATAGCGCCGATTAACCATTCGGTTGGTAAGCGATGCCGCAAGCTATTTCTACCAGGCAACCACGAAGCGAGATTGCAGAAGTTCCTAATGGCGCATCCTGAGTTGTTCAGCCTGAGAGATTTAGAGCTGCGGAATGTGCTAAAGCTCGCCAACTACGATATCGAGTATGCAGCCTATAGCGTGCAATTCGGTGACGTGCTGGAAGTTTCACACGGCACGAGAGTCAACAAATGGGCAGGGATGAGCGCAAAAGCAGAGCAGGAGTTGAGGCGATACAGTATGTCTACCATCACTGGACACGTACATAGAAGCGGCACTTTCAAGACGAAAGTGGGCAGCGAGTGGAAGACGGGGCAGGAGTCGCCATGTTTGTGTACGCTCACACCTGAGTACATGAGGGTGGCAGATTGGCAACAAGGTATCACACTGTTTACGGTTACAGACAAAATATGCCACATCTATCCAGTGGAGTTTAACGGACAGTTTGCGCAGTTCGCAAAGATGAATTTCAGAGCGTAAATCCTGATATCGGGAACAATTAGCCAGCCGCATAGGTTGGCTTTTTTGTTTTATACGATTGGTATACGATTTTGAAAAACGGCAAAATCAGTATTGACATTCATTTTGAAATGCGCTAAAATCAAAACAGGAAAGGTTGACACGAAGTCAACTAAAAACAAAACAGGAGAAATAAAAATGAAACATCCATCTTACGAAGAAGTAGCGACCGATTGGGAATTGTGGTGTGACTATGCCGACCCAGGCGCAACCATGACGAAAGAACAGTTTGACGAAATGACAACCGAAGAGAAAATTCAAATGCAGATTGAATGTTTCGGTGATGAAGAACAGCAAGACGAAGAATAAATAATTGCAGGGGTGCGACTGCACAACGCACAGAAAACCATGTCAGGGAAAAAAGGAATGAAAGGCGACAGCTTAGGCGGTACTCGTCCAAATGCAGGTCGCAAGGCAAACCGTTTTATTGTCGAGCGTGGCGAAACCGTTGTTTTTGAGCGTGAAACAATTGGCGTAGAAATTCACAAGCCGCAATTGTGGCGGGTACTATCAGTCAGCTACGACGAGATTGAATTTCAGTGCGGCAACGATATTTTTGTCATCAGAAAACCAGAGGAAGACGATTAACACAACCGAGCCAACGACTAACCACCGTTGGTTTTTTCTTTGACGCAAAATGTCTAGTATATGTCGCTAAATGCAGATTGTCAGCAAACGTTAACATAAAACTATTGACTTCGGACGTAGTAAGTTGTATGATGAATACATCGAAGGCAAACAGACAAAACAGGAGAGAATAAATCGTGAATAGCGCAAACAGCAGTATCTTCTTTGTGGATTGGGAAAACATCTCAGTAAATCCAGATTACAAAGGAGTCAGCCTAAAAGATGCAAGACGAATTGCCAAAAATAGGTCAAAGTTACTCGGTGGAATCGCAATTATTTATAAGGATGACGTCACACCAATTGAAAGATTCTTGAATGGAAGGAAAAAATAGTAAAAACGGGCATCCCCCGCCCGTATGTGAGAGGTAGAGTAGATAAAGGAGAATGAATTATGGGCATTGCAAAAGAGTTACGAGGAAACGTAGTCAACACACGACAGGTTAACGAGAAATACGCCAACAGCGCCTCCGGTTTACGCACAGCAATTGCTAATCGTGATGATGTAATTGATGCACAACGAGCAGAGATTGAACGTCTCAACGGTATCATTAGCAATCTATCGGCTACGCTGGACGCCACAGTCACCGAGAAGGATTCGAGAATCAACGCTCTTACCTCTCTGGTGGAAACCTACAAGAGCTACGCCAAAGAGTTTCGAGAGAAGATGTTGATTGCTCAACGTAGTCACCAGAAGGCAAGCGCATTGATACGCTGTATGCCGAAGGATATTGTTGATAGTGTTCGTTCACTGGATATTCAATAAGTCATGTGGCTAGTCCTCCAGCCACACCACCGAAGGCAAACATGACAAAACCAAAGTACCCAAGCTGGACACGTGCAGAGCGTGCCAGGCAGAAAAGACTAGAGCGCCAACGAGAGGCGGAGTTACTTAAACGAGTCAACGAACGACTCGCAGCGCACAACATCGACTGGAAACAGTTGATGCGGTTGATTGCAAGTGGTGAGGTGGAGATAGTGATAAAGGAGAAAGCAGAATGAACGATGAAATCAAGCAAATCATAGAATGGATTAAAGAGGATATCGAGTTTTACGATGATCCCCCGTCATACGAACCCAGCGAACTGTACGAGAAGTACCAAGCAAAGAAAGACTACGCTGAAGACATCCTGATGCGGATTATGAAGAAGTTTGCAGGTGAAGATAAGGAGAAGACAGAATGAACGCACAAGAATTCTTGGAGAGTGGACAGTTTAACGACATCACCATACGTGGTGATTATTACACGATTAGCAGGCACAATGACGGCGAGTGGATGGTGTATAGCCATATCAGTTTAAATCTACCATCGGCTGAATTTCCACTATTCGATGATGCCGTGAACGCATATATGAGCATGGAAAACGAACAACGTGAAATGCACAAGCACGACAATGCATGGTAAAGGAGAATGACAGAATGAAAACCATCATGTACGTATACCGTAAATCATACGCCGACGTATACGATTACTAACGTGCAGTAGGCATGATGAGCAGGTTGTATATGTTCAGACTGCCAGTGGTGAACGGGTGGAAATTTTTCAATGTATAAAGGAGAATCGACAATGTACGAACTAACCATAGGCATCCATAATGGCACTCTTATGTCAAGAGATGTAGAGCAGCCAGAATCGTTTGAAAGCATGGATGATTGCATTAAAGCGGTCGCCAAAGTCAAGGAATGGTACAAGAATATTGGCTACAACATTTGGTTTGCTAATGTAAAGAAGCCAGACGGAACAACAACGACATTAGAGCAGAACACGAATTACAACTGAACACACATCAAGCCTAGCCTAACCGCTAGGCTTTTTCGTTTCTTACTGCTAGTTTACATCGGTGAGAATGTGCGGTATAATACGATTAATATGATTAATGCAGAAGCACGGCAGGATATTGGCTACGTTACCATTAGCAAGCGCAAGCTACGGCAGCTTATCGAAGCCATCGAGCGAGGTGCAACGGTGGAGCAGGTGAAAGCAGAGTTGGAAAGGATGATAGAGTAATGGCTATCGCAGGCGGCGCAACAGTCGCTTATCGTTGCAGGCTAGTGAATGGCACATTGCAGCGGACAAAGGACACGGCAATGCAGACACCGCCACCATTGCCAGCAGCAGCGGCTATCATGCGTGGTGAGTCTGTAATGGTGGCTGGCTCCGATGTTGTGGTTGTGGCTCGATTGATAGAGTTAGAGCAGATGGTGAATGAGTTGAAAACAGAGTTGGCGCTTAAGGTTGAGAATCAGACGCCATCGGCTGATAAGGCTGTTAAGTGATGATATATTTAAATTATCGGCAGTTGGCGCTAGGTTTTGCACATGGTATTTCTTTAGGTGGGTGTAATGGCACTAAACACAGGAAAAGACATACGGAATCATGTATTCCCGTTTCTAAACGTACCAGATAACGCAACGATTAGATACACTGATATGTATTACGTCCGTTATATTGCTGAGACTGAAATGAGAATGATAGAGTTAGACGATAGCGGCAAACCTCCGGCAACTGTTGAAACGATGCCGCTATTAACAATTGAGTTGCAGCCAGTGAAACGGGTTAGCGATAAAGTTTTAACTATAGATATACATGCCGCCTATGCGCCAGAGACGAATATATTGTGGGTGCATCGGCATTATCAGGATGATAAGTAAAGACGATGGCACAAAACGGTAAAAGCGCAGATAGATATAAGTGTGGATGTTGTGACACCATATCTATAGTTGGAGATATTTTAAAAGCGCCTAACCCATTTAACGCACACGATGAATTGTGGGGATGCCCGCATTGTTTTGCAGTAGAAGACTTTTTACGTGTGTGTGATGGTAACGGCTGTAATAGTACATCCGTTGCAGGTATGCCTATCGGTGACACGTATATGTTTTTATGCCGTGATCACGTAGAGGAATTGAAAGACGATGGCACTGAATAGCAAGCAGCAGATGTTCTGGACAAATGAAAAGCGCAAACTTAGCGATTTGAAACCGTGGCAACGCAACCCACGACAAATCAAGGATAAGCATGCGAAGCTATTAGCAGAGAGCTTTAGCGACTTTGGGCAGGTTGAGACAATCGCCATTAGTGCTAACGGTGACATCTACAATGGTCATCAGCGGCTATCTGTTCTTGCTGGCAAATACGGCATGGATTACGAGGTTGACGTTCGTGTGTCGTCTCGTGATTTGACAGAGAAAGAACGGGAGCGACTAACTGTATACCTTCATCGTGGAGCCACAGGTGAATGGAACTTTGACGAGTTAGCGAATTGGGATATGTCCGATTTGCTAACATGGGGATTTGAGGAAAGTGATTTTCCGTTTGATGTTGCGCCAGCCACGAACGAAGGCGCAGACGCAGAGCCGCAGGTGGATAAGGCTGAAGAGTTGCGGCAAAAGTGGAATGTGCAGAGCGGGCAGATGTGGCAGCTTGGAGAGCATAGAATTATTTGCGGTGACTGCACGGATAGAGCGGTGGTTGAGCGGGTGATGAGTGGGGAGAAAGCTGATTTGGCGTGGTTTGATCCACCATTTGGCATTAATTTAAAACCGCAACGTCAAAAAACAGAAGCGATTGAAAACGACGGAAAAGAAGATGCACAATTATTGTGGTGCAATTTCTTGCCTATACTTAAAGAAAACATGATTTTGGACACGCATTTGTTTTTGTGCCAGGGATGGAGTGAATTTGATTGGACTCTGCCGCTTGTGCGGAAGCATTTCACCATAAAATCAAAAGTGGTATGGAATAAGAATGTTTGGGGAATAGGATATTACACAAGACCAAAACATGAAGACATTCTCTATTGTTGGTATGGAGAACCGCCAACGATAGACGTTCCGGTTGCTGATGTTTGGGATATTGCACGTGAAAATGCTCCAATACACGCAGCCGAAAAGCCGCCAGAATTAAGTTCTATAGCGATTGCGCATTTCAGCAAAAAGAGAAATGTGGTTATTGATTGGTTCAGTGGCGTTGGTGGAACAATCATCGCCTGTGAAAACCTATCCCGCAAGTGCCGAGCCGTAGAAATTTCGCCAGCGTATGTTGCAGTTGCGATTCAGCGTTGGGTAGATGTGACAGGTAAAAAGCCGATACTATTAGATGCGTAGTAATACAACGGAAAAACAACTAGGCGGCGCTACTGGCAAAGGATTTGTCAAAGGCGACAAGCGCATAAATCGCAAGGGGCGTCCAAAGTCATTTGATGCCGCTAGAGCGTTGGCGCAATCTATCGCCCATGAGGAAGTGACAAACAGTAAAGGCGATACAGTTACGGTAACGGAGGCTATCCTTCGTCAGTGGGCTGCAAGTAAAGACCCACGGTTGCAAATGTATTTTTTTGAGGTAGCTTATGGTAAAGTGCCGAACGAGAACAAGACAGAAATCAGTGGAAAAGACGGTGAAGCTATTCAGGTTAAATTTGTAGATTACCGTGCAGGATTGAATGGAACTTCCGAAGCTTAGACAGGATCAGCTAGAGATTGCACTGCACCCCGCAAAGACAAAAGTTTTATCGATGGGGCGACGATGGGGTAAGACTGTGCTAGGTGGTGCAATATGCGGCAGCGCACTAGCGCAACATGGTAAAGTTGCATGGATTGCGCCGACATACAAAAACACCCGTCCACTTTGGCGTTGGCTACTACTGGCGACGGCTGAGGATGTCAAAGCAAAACGGATGTCTGTTAGTAAGTCAGACAGAATCATAGAGACGAAGCGGGGCGGCTTTCTTGGTGTGTTTAGCGGTGACAACATAGACAGCATTCGTGGTGAATCGTTTCACCTCGTTGTCATTGATGAAGCCGCACGCATACCAGAGCAAGGTTGGTCGGATGCCATCATGCCAACACTCGCAGACTTTGACGGTGACGCCATTTTAATTAGCACGCCAAAGGGTAAGAACTGGTTCTTCAAAGAGTGGGCGAGAGGGGTAGACAAAAACAAAGAGATTGCATCCTGGCACGCACCAACAAACGCAAACCCTAACCCGAACATCAAGCGTGCATTTGAGTTGGCACGGGATAGAGTGCCAGAGGATACCTATAAACAGGAGTGGCTAGCCGAGTTTATTGATGGCGGTTCAGTATTCCGCAATATTTCAGCCTGTACCACTGCACAGCCATCCACGCCAGAGGCACATCGAGGACACACTATCATCGCTGGCTGTGATTGGGGCAAGCAGAGCGACTATAGCGCATTTTCGTTTGGTTGCCTTGACTGTCATTGCGAAGTTGCGCACGATAGATTTAATCAGATTGACTATGCCTTTCAGGTGCAACGGCTAAAGGCGATGGCTGACAAGTGGCAACCAGCTGCTATACTAACTGAATTAAATTCTATCGGTCAACCCGTGTTTGAACAAGTGCAACGGCTAGGATTGCCAGCCGTAGGATTTAACACCACAGCGCAGAGTAAGCCGCCATTGATAGAGAACCTGGCGCTTGCACTAGAGAAGAGCGAATGGCAGTTCATCGACAACAAAGTATGGACAGCCGAGTTGGAAGCATACGAGCGCACGGTATCGGCATCAACAGGACGCAGCAGCTACAGCGCACCGGATGGAATGAATGATGATACTGTGATAAGCAGAGCGTTGATGGTATGGCAAGCGACAAATGGAACGAACTCTTTGTTTCTTTAGGGTGTGATGACAATTATGAGCAGACTCACGAACCGACAAAAAGAGGTTATGACACAGATTGTTACAGGCGCAACACAGAAACAGGTTGCGAGAGAATTGCAGCTATCACCGAATACAATACGTAATTATCTGAGCAATGCACGCAAGGCGACAGGATGCCAGTCAACGTTAGAATTGGCGGTGAAGTTTTATGTGGAGGCTGTGAGGGTAGATGGATAGCAACTATGTTTTATCTAATTACGAAATGGTGCGTTTGATAGTGTGGTTGTTTATGAGTGGATTTAGTTTTTGCGTTCTACTGATAGCCATCATCGCATATTTCAAATAACCGTGTAAACCGTCCGTAGGTACATAACTACATATTGCAAGGTTCCGTTACTCCGCTATAATTTCTATAGCGGATTTTTTTTATTTCACGACGGGTGCAAATGGCATACGGAAGCGGCAACAGCAACATTAAAATGACTCCTTTATCTCTCACGGATGCTAACGCATGGCGTGATGTACTCGGTTGGGAGATAAACGACGGCGGCGCATCCGTTGACGTTGGCATGGCTTACACTGCGGTTGGTTGGGTAAATCGTTGCGTGCATCTTCGAGCGGGTGCATTAAAAGAACTTCCGTGGTCACTGATGAAAGGCGACAGCGAGATTGCCAACAGTGAAAGCGAAGATTACTCGTTTCTTCCGTGGCTAGAGTCGCTGCCTGATTTACTCTACCTGGCAGAGTCAGCGTTGTGCATTACAGGCACTGCCTATATCGGGAAGGTTCGCAATCGTGGGAAACGCATCGAGGATTTACGATGGTTTGCGCCTTCGACAATGGAGCCGATATGGAGTCCTGTTGATGGCTTGATTGGATACAAGCGCACTATCGGCAGCATGGGTGGTAGCGTTAGCGTGCAGCCGTGGTCGATTGAGAATATCATCTATTTTCATATCCTCAATCCATTGCATGAGACAGAACCAGGTGCATCACCAGTGGCGGCGGCATTGCTTGACGCTCAGGTTATCTATAACCTGAATCAATACAGCAGCCTGTTCTTTCAACGTGGTGCAATTAAGCCGACATTGTTGACAGTGGAAGGAATGCCGCCTCCGGCTGAACGTGAGCGTTTAAAGGCATGGTGGCAGCGTGCGTTTAGTGGTGTTAAAAACGCTTTCAACACTGAAATCATTTCGGCAAGCGTAAAGCCGATTGTTGTGGGTGAGGGACTAGAGGCGCTTAATAACAATAGCCTAACTGAAGAAAAGCGTGAGGCAATCAGTACGGCGTTGGGCGTCCCTCACTCTATGGTGATGAGTAACGCCTCGAACTTTGCTACAGCAGAAGCGGACAGGCTGAATCTCTACGATACGACCATCATACCGAGAGCGAAAACAATTGCCAACTCGTTGAATCGCCAGCTATTTACAGAGCTTGGTTATCGTATTGTGTTCAAGCCGGAGTCTTTGTCTATCTATCAAGAGGATGAAGAACAACGTGCGGGCGCATTGGTGCAACTTGTCAACGCTGGCATGAAATTGTCTGTAGCCGCTGAGATTCTTGGAATTGGCTTACCTGACGGCGTGACATACGAATCGCTAGACGAGGCAAAACAGCAGGCAGACGCAGCGCAACAAGCGTTACTCGATGCACAGTTAGCAAAGTATCAGCAAAGCAACACGTCGTCAGATAATGTGCAGGATGCCAGCCAGCCGAAGGAAAACGCAGCCGATAACACACAGGCGAAAACGAAAGAGGCTGCACAGTTTCGCAAGTGGCTAAAGAAGCGAGATAACGCCGATATTCACATGTTTAAGGCTGAGTATCTTACGCATGATGAACTGCACGAGATCGCCGACGATGTGCGGGAGGTGGCGACCGAGCAGCCTTTTTTTACGCTACCGGAGACGTTTACCCGTGACAGTGTAAAGGCGCTTATTCTGCAATTGTCGCCAGATGACGATGAAGCTGAGCAGAAGATACGCATGGAGTTGGAGCGACGCAGCGCACGCAACATCGATAAGGCATTCACCGAGATGGTGAACACGCTCTATCCTGAAGGCTATGATGGTTTTGGCGGCGCATTCATTGACCCGAACATTGAAGCGAGCCGCATTCAGAGAGCGTTTCGAGAAGAGCAAGCATTACGGGATGCGGTAAGTAGGGCATTGATTGATAGTGCCGATTTAGGCGTGAGCGTTGCGATAGCACAATTGGAAGGCGCAGGTGGTATTAGTTTTGATTACCTACTTGCGCATACAGCGGCTAGAGATTGGGCGATTACGTACACGGATGCTCTACTCGAACAAATGGCTGGCACGTCTGGAAAATTAGTCGGCAGCACGGTAGCACGATGGTTCGAGAATAGGGAACCATTAGAGCAATTGATACAAGACTTGGAACCTGTATTCGGACGAAAGCGAGCCGAGAGAGTCGCCGCAACTGAAGTAACGAGAGCAGCGGCAGAAGGCAGCAGATTATCATATATCGAAAGTGGTGTTGTCGAAAAGGTGCAGTGGAGAACGGCAAGAGATGAACGAACTTGTCCGGTGTGCGCACCGCTAGAGGGTAAGCGTGCAGGATTAGACGGGAACTTTAACGGCGTATTAGTTCCGGCGCATCCCAACTGTAGATGCTGGATTGTTCCGGTGGTGTGACATGAGTGTATCAATTCAGATTAAAGGCATCGACGCACTTATCCAGAAGCTTGGCAAAGTGGAAGGTACGAAGCACTTGCGCCAGCCGATGCAACGGGCAGTCTATCGCTTACAAGGTAGAATGGCACAGTATCCAGCGCAGCGTACAAACAGCAGCTATCGACGCACTGGCACGCTTGGCAGGAAATGGACGAGTAAGATAGAGCAAGGCAACGGTATTATTAGAGGCAAAGTCGGCAATAACACCGAATACGCACCACTAGTGCAGTCGTATCAGTTACAAGCTCGCATCCATCGTGGATTGTGGCAAACAGATAGATATGTTGTAGATACCGAGTACAGAACGATTGTGCGTGACTTTGAGAATGCGATAAGTGAGGCGTTGAGATAGTGAATAACAGCTTTGAGCTTACACGAAATAATGGTATAATTACGAATAGTTCAGGCGACTATGTGTTGGTGAGTCGCAGCGATTTAGAGCGTGAGCGTGAGGCATTGATACAGAGAATCCAGCAGATACACAGGATTCTCGGTATGGAGCCATTGCAGACAAGGCGACAGCAGCTTAAAGCGCCTTGTAGAAACTGAATAACTTTAGCTGACGGTAGTATATCTGGCGGCGCAATTTGTAGGAGTCAACTCCTATAGATTGCGCCGTTTTTATTTGGTGCAAATCATGGATAGAAAAGCGAGTATCAAAAGCATTACAACGGACACAGTAACGATTGCGGGTTATGGCGTTGTGTTTGGCGGCTCCGATTTGGATGGAGAGACATTCACCAAAGACACAAATTACATGCTGGATTTAGTGCCAAACAAATTGACGCTTTACGACCACGGCATGAACCAGGCAATCAAAACCAGTGTAATCGGGCGCATTCCAGCCGATAACATCAAGGCTGATGAATTTGGGCTATGGATTGAGGCAGAGCTAGCACGTAGCAACGAGTACACAGCTTACATCATGGCACTTGCTGAAAAAGGCGTGCTTGGCTGGTCGAGTGGCAGTGTTTCGCATTTGGTCGAGCGGTCTGGAAAGACAATCAAATCATGGCCGATCATCGAATTCAGCTTGACACCGACACCAGCAGAGCCTCGCACACTTGGAGCGGAAGTAATGAAATCGCTTGCTGAGTTTGACGCAGGCATCAAAGCATTATTGCAGGTATCGACAGACGCAAAGTCTGTAGACATACAGCCAGAAAGCGGGGAAGGCGAGGCGGGACAGCCAGAGGACGTGGCGCAAACGTCGGCTACCGCAACTGAATCGAACTATGGCAAATCAACTAGTGAAGTAGAACAAAGTAATGGAGCACATATCATGAACGAAGAGATTAAGACAGCCGCTCCTGATTTCTCGCCTATCCTCAGTAAACTTGGCGAAATCAGCGAGGCATTCAAGGCACTTTCTAGCCGTGTCGAAGCGGTGGAAAAGCAGCCAGCCGCACAACCTGGCTTTCAGGTGGAAGCACCAGCCGTCAATCTGAAGACAAAACGTGGCGACGATGAAACAAAATCATTCGCCTACTGGCTGAAGACTGGCGACGATAGCGCAATCAAGAGCACCAAAGCCAGCAACAACACCGACATGAATATCGGTACGGCGGCTGATGGTGGTTACGCCGTCCCCACTGGTCATTACGCTGGCATCATCGGCAAGATGAACGAAACCGCACTCTACCAGAAACTTGGTGTCATTCAGATTCCTGGCAGTGGCACAACCGTAAACGTTCCGATTGATGGCGGCGCAACTAACGTGTTTGTCAGCACAGCCGAAGTGGGTGCGTTTGATCGTGATGCTCCGGCGCTCGGTCAGGTTGCCATGACTCTTGCGAAATACACAAAGAAAGTTCAACTTTCGCTCGAACTTTTGCAGGATGAAGACAGTGCATTGATGTCATTCCTTAACAAGTATGTTGGCGACGCTATGGCATTGACTCACAACAACCTGTTGGTTACCGAGGCGCTGGCTAATGGTACGGCTGGCTTGACGCTTGCCGGAGCCGCTGCAATCACAGCCGCAGAAATTCCAGCATTGATGTACAAGCTGAAAGAGCAGTACGACCCCGGCGCAGCTTGGTTGATGAATCGCACGGTCGAAGGCTATCTGCGTGGTTTCACTGGCAACAACTTCCAGTTTGTGCCGACGCCACAGGGGACAATCGGCGGGAGTACTCGTGAATTGTTCGGCAAGCCTATCCACAACAGCACTTACATGCCGCTGGCTACCACTGGCTTGAAGTCGCTGGTTTATGGCAACTTCTCTTCGATGGGTGTACGTATCTCGCCTGATGTAACCGTCTTGCGTGACCCGTACAGCAATGCGGCTAACGGACAAATCAACCTGCATTATTACTTCCGAGTGGTTTACAAGGTTCTGCAAGCTGAAGGCATTCAGTACGCAACACAGGCGTAATCATGAAAGTTAAAGCAATCGCCAACGTGGTTGCTTCAGTGAATGGCGGTTCTCTTCGTCTGGTGGTTGGTCAAGAATACGACATACCACCAGACGACGCAGACCACCTGATACGTGGCAAGTACGTAGAAAGCGCAGAGGTTGTAGCGCCAGTGGAAGAGACACCGAAACGTAAAAAGGCAGCGTTGTAATGGCTTACTGTGGCGTAGACGAATTAAAAGAATATCTAGGTGTGACAGGCACGGCAGACGATGCCATGTTGTTGACATTGCTTGCCGCCGCACAGCGCACCATCGATAGCTATTGCGCACGCACATTCGAGGCAACAGCCGACACGGTGCGCACATTCGATAGTCAACGTGATGTAGATGGTTACACGCTGACAGTAGATAGCGACTTATGCGCAATCACATCAATTGTGAATGGTGACGGCACAACAATATCAAATTCGCACTACGTCACAGAGCCACGCAACGAAACGCCATATTACGCAATCCGGTTGAAAGCATCGGCGGGGGAAGTGTGGACTAGCACGGCAGCGGGTGACAGCGAAAACGCTATTTCCATCACAGGAAAATGGGCATACAGCACAAGCGCACCTAGTGACATTGCGCACGTGTGCAAGCGGTTAGCAGCGTACATCTATCGCCAGAAGGATAACGCAGGCGATTTGGATAGAGCGGTCATGACTGGGGATGGCAACGTGTTGCTGCCTTCTCGCTTGCCCAATGATGTGGCTGATATGCTGCGCCCATACATGCGCAAGATGTGACGCTTAGGGATAATCATTTGTTATTGGTTGGTAGCAATGCGTACAGGACGTTGGATTCGACAAGGTGAACGACGCAGGGACGCGGTGATGGCTGCGATTGTGCACTATAAGCAGCAGCATGATGGGCTTTCGCCTTCGATGCGTGAGTTGGCCGCTGCCACTGGCGTCTCGCTGAGCGTTGTGAAGCATCACGTAGATGTGTTGGTGGCTATTGGGCGGTTGCGCCAGGTAAAGTCGGGCAACAATCGTTCGTTGGTTGTGCCTGGTGGGGTGTGGAGGCTACATGGCAAGTCAGATTGTGGAGTTGTATGCGGCGCTGGCGGCGAGCAGTGTGACGGTGAATGGAAAGGCCGTAGCGGTGAAGGGACCGGAGTCGCTGCCATCCAAACTGGACACAGCAGTTTTGCCAGTCAGACTCTTGACGCCAATTTCGCAGTTCTTGCCCCAGAACGTTAGCAGCGCGGTGTGGGCTGCGCCAGGCAGCAGCGTGGTTACACAGCTCACCTGGTCGCTGGCAGATTTGATGTATTGGAAGCCGCTGGCGCAGGGGGAGGGTATCCGGGCGGCGGCTGATGACCTGGTGGTCTACATGCGTGAGTATACGACGATGCTGCAGGGGCTGGTGATGCCGGCAGTTGGTTCGACGATGTGGATTGCGAATGTAGGGATGCAGGCCAGCGTGCTGGAGTACCCAATTTATTCGGGACAGTTTTATTACGGTGTGGCGGCAACGCTGACCGTGACGGAGAAAATTCTATGAGTGCCAAGAAAAGCAAAAGCAGTCAGGAGCCGGTCGAGTGGCGCTATGCCGGGAATGGGGCTTTTATCCCCGGCATCCCGGCAC